ATTCATATTTTTTAATTAAGTTTGAAGCAGTAATAAAGTTAATAGGTTTGACGACAGCTTTTTTAATATCAGTATCAACGTCTTTCCACCATTCACCAAAGAGGTTCCAAGCATCCTCTTTTTGCATTTTGTCTCTAATTAATTTTTGGTGAGCTACTTCATTCATTTATTTGACTTTTATAAACCATTCATTTTTATCAATCATTTTGCTGCATCCTTGGCACGTTAAAGCACACCATCTAAAATGATATACCCATCCGTAAACACCACAATTTGGGCATTTAATTTCCTTTCCTTCACGACCTGCTCTTGTGTAGCGGTCAAGTGTTTTAAATTCCATATTTCTCCTTATAAGCTTGGTTATACATTTCATTCAAAGTGACAGGAGGTTCACCACCAGAGTTATCCCAAAGATGTTGTGGAGTTGGATCGTAATCATAAATATCATTCATTAAATCGTAAGCTTCATTCAAATCATCAGTTTGTCCAGTACAAAAAGTTTCATTCATCATGTGAACTTTTTTTTCTTTATCAAGTAAAGCTTTTAAGCATTCTTTGATGGTATAAAGCTGGTCTAGTGGTTGAAGTTTGGAAGTTAGGTTAAGAATGTTTTTGATTGGAGCGTTTAGATCTTCTTTTTTCGGAATTTTCCATTCATTATTTGATGGTTTGTCTAGCCAGATTCTTTGACCATTTTCGATTTTGAATCTGCGTAAACCTTGGCCAGAGCCATTCATAATTTGGCCATTCATGTTTTGGTCATTCATAATTAATATCAGAAAAGAGTTGAGAAGAGTTATAGGTATAGATGTCTATCCACTTATGTCTGCATTTATTACAGGTCATAGGTAGTTCAATAGAGAGTGCCTGTTCTTTGACTAGTGGTTCGCCATAGCACATATTTGGTGATTGGCATTTAAGACAGTAGCTGGTTGGATATGTTGCTTTAATCATGTTAATTTTCCCATTCATCTTGCATTGTCTCAGCTTCTTCAATATTTAAATCAAAAGCTTTTAGACATTCATCTAAAGTCATGTCATTAGTGATGTGGCTGCAAGTTTTGATAGAAGGCCATATTTCATTTATTTGTTTTTGGATCGCTGGATATTCGCCGATAATGCAGAATAGTTTTGATAGAGCCAATACATCGGTGTAATGACTTGATAAAAATGGGTGTGATTTGTCTTTAATAATTTCCATGACAAAAAAAGAAAAGGGTGTAATTAAGGAAGTGGGGCATCTGCAAGGTTTCACCTATATGCCCAAATTTACCCATAGGGAATCGCTTACACCTGTACCCCAAACTTAATCGGGCTATGGAACCACGTATCCTTAATTACTTCTCTAATATAGTAATAAAATCAATCAATTGTCAACAATAAAAATAAACATATATAAAAATACTTGGCAAAAAAAGCATTAATACTTGGATTCTATTATGAACGTACCAGCTAAGTTACTTAATCGTTCTAAGCTTTTTACAAGCCTATCTAAGTTTCTGCCGTAAATATCCTTTGTTTCTGGATCGTCAGCTACTGAGTAATCATGCAGAGTATTATCAATAGCAATTGAAAGCCGATTGATTGAACTTGAATAATTTATCTGATCTTCTTTTATTGGTTCGCTTTTAATAGCTTCTGCCTTAATACGATAGTTTCTAGCTGCTTCCCTACTAACTTTATATCTAGCTGACATAATTAACTCAGCTACTTGTTTACTGCATCCTGTATCAATTAAATATTTTATTTCTTTAATTCTTCTATTATGCTCTGTGTTAGTGGATCGCCCAGACATCTAGTTGCTTTATTGTTATTGATACTCTAATATAATATAGTATTCAATAATTAACAAGCTTATGTCTGCTATTAAAAATGGATTACTCGATTCATTAAATGACAATTGGGACTCTTTCTTTTCTGACAATAAATCATTAGAAGGTATGCAACAATTAGACATTCACGAACTAGATGATATAAATAATATCATCGGTACTCAACTAGGCTTTGAGATGGCCAAATTAAAACCTGATACATCTAAAATACTTAAGTATCAGACACTTATGGGTAAAATAGTTATTATGAAAACTGAATTAAATCATCATACAAATAGAGTTTAAAATACTCTATTTGTATATACTAAATATTCATTAAACTCATTTCCTAATAATTTACTGCATAGATTATCATCAGATAAATTTAATGATAAATTTTTGCAGTATTTTATTACAACACAATATCTATCTTTAAATTGATATTGTTCACTATTTTGAAAAATATCTTTAATAGTGTAATCAATTTCAAAATCATCTAATAAGTTTTTTGCATCTATTTCAAGATGAAAAATAATTCTATATTTAGTCATAATATCTACTCACTAATATTTTTAAATTATCTCTATGATGTAATGTTATTAATTCAATTACATCATCTAAATTAAATACATAGTCATTGTATATATCATTATTCCAGTCCTTAGTTAATTTACCTTTATAAGCTTGAATATAATAATAATATTCAGTTGGTCGATTCTCAAAAGCATCTTCTAATGCTGCTGTAGTGTAAGGGTTACTCATTTTAAAACCTCTTGAAGTTGTTTAGTTTTTTTGTTGTAGCCCGTAAACTCATTATTCTCCCTTCTATATTTAATAGCTTTCCTTGCTTCTGGCGTTTGGTTACTACCGTGTACTAAGTGACAGAACATACCCTTAAATTCTGAATATGCATGGAAATCATTAGTATCTATTGGATCGTTACCAGCTTCTGAAGTGTAATAAATTACCCTAGCTTTTTTCTCAAATATATCTTGCATATGATCAAATTTACCACCTAAACTATAAGTAAATCTTAGATTAGGACTAAGTTTAAAATCCTCAAAAATAGGAGCCGCTTTCGTATAACCGTATATAATTAAATCTTGATCAAGATAATATTTAGCAACATTGTTTAATGCCTTTAAATATGCTTGATCATTCTTAAATCGAACAATCATATCGCCTGACTCATGTAAACGCCAATACTTAATATTTCTGGATCGTTTAGATTCAAAACTATCAATTAATAATTTTTCTGCACTTCCATTGTCCTTTTTTAATGCATTCAGCATCAACCGATAATTAGCCCACCTTGCCCTATATACGTTTGTATATTGCAATTCAGCCAAAGCACTATAACAATGAAATTGAGTTTCATCGTATGTTTTTAAATGCCTTTTACCTTCTTTATTTTGGTGAACTGTACACTTGCATTCTGAAGCACCAATGCAAGTAAAACCACTAGGGAAGTTTGGCCCTATCTCATGAGTTAGAGGCAGTTTTTCACTGCCTCGTTTCAATCCTAATAATGACTTATTCATTTTTTAATATCTCCTTTTAAATATTTGATGGCTTTATTTGACTGAGTTAATAATTTAAATAATATTTTTTTATCTGCTTTAAGTGTCTTAATCCACGATTCTAAATATGCTGCGGAGTTTTGTATTTTATCAATAGTGCTTATCTTTAGCTCATGAGTAAGATTTACTGCGGCTAATTCTGTAATTAATTCTTCTGTTGCGTATGACCTTCTGTCTGTATTTGGTGCGGTTAAAGTTGGTCGGTTTAATCTTTTTTGGTGGCCTGAACTGTGTATTAGCTCGTGCAAGTATGTCCCATAGAAACCACACTGACTAGTGAATTGTTCCTTTTCTGGCATTGTTACTGTGTCAGCATAAGGAGTATAAAAAGCAGAGTCACCACCAAAAAAAACATCGATTGACTCCCTTTTGATATAAGAGTTTATGAGTTTTTCTGTTGGCTTGTGATCTTTAAACTTTTGAACTTGTGCGTCAGGTGCACTTACAAACTTATCAAGAATTCTTTGCTTTTGTTCTGAATTTTCAAACTGATCAATATTAAAAACGCAAGCAGTTTTAAAGCTTGTCCATGTAACTGTCACTGGATCGCCTAAAAGATCTTTAACTGTTTTTCCTTCTTTATCTTTTTTCTCCTCACTGTGTAAAATCGGCATAAGAATACGTGCCGATTTACTTCCCTTTTTTAACTTAAGTTTTAAAGTTTTACCCTGACCAAATCCGCAATAAATACTGTGAGGATATCCACCGAGTATTTGATGCATCATAAGTAAGACAACATTAGAGCCGTTATACTCTGCCGATGTTTGGCAATTGATTAACTTACCTTTGGTGCTTGTGTTCCAGTCTTTATTAAAAGTTAGTCCCTTCTCAAAAAAACTAATTAAATCGTTTGTCAAGATCTCCTCTGCAGAGATCTTGATAGTTTTTTCTTTTGTTTTTGGTGCGGTTTTAGTGCTCATTTTTTTATATTTAAAGTGGTTAAATCTGAATCAAAATTTAATAACTCGTCTAAAGTTTTTTGACTCTCGTCTAATTTATATTCTTTAAATATCCTGACTAACTCAGGATGTGAAACACTTGCATAGTGTATTGGTGCTATTAGTTCAACTAAGTTCTTTTTTTGTAACTCAGTTAAACTATCAAACCAACTTTTATTCTTATAAGCATTTTGTTGAATCGTAGTGTTCCAATGCTCAACAGTTTTTTTTGTTGGTATAGCGTGGATAATTTCAGAATAGTTACTCATTACTTAGTCCTCGCTAAGTAATCACAAGCCGCTTGCACTTGGTTTTCACAATGTAATGCAGTTGACTTGTCAAGGCTGCTTTTGATTGTTGCTACTGCTGCTGTAATACCTAACACGTAGATACAAAACACCACAGTAAATGTTTTTAAGGTTTGCATAGAGTCGCTAGTCAGGAACTAGGAGATAGTTTTTAGGTATATATAGATTAGTGAGACTAAAAAGATTGATTTTAGATTCTCGCTGCATCTATTCGAGTTAGGAGAATTAGAAACCATCAAAAATTAGATCAAACTAAGATATATATATAGTACATATTATCATAATATTCTATTAAAGTCTAATAGTAATTATACTTATAGTATTATTCTAATATCAACTACTTTGTAGACGTATTACATCTACTCGTCTACATCTATAGAGTAGTAGACTATTAATATAACAACGTCTACGTAGGGGTAGGGGTTGCAAACGTCAACCCTAAAAACAGGGCCCCCTGAACCTACAATATTATCTGAAAAAAGAACTATTCTTTACATCAATAGAATATTATTTCTTATCTTCAATTCTAATATTAAGTTCAGGTGCGTTGAGATTTATTGTTTCTACAGATTCGCCAACAACCTTGCCTAATGAGTCCAATATTTGAGCAGCAGTTTGAAGTTGACCTTTTTTAACTGCCCGATAGAAGAGATTAATTCTTAAATGTTGAAGACGGGGGATGAGGTCTTCTTTATCAAATTCCCAATCCTTGTTACTCCATTCTCTAACAGCCTTCCAATCTTGCCATGCTGTATTTTCAGCAATGTGCTCTTTAGAAGCATGATCTAAGACCAATTGCCTAACAGGAAGACCTTCTAACTGCCTCTTATAAAGTCTTTGAATCCGTTGATCTTTCAAAATCGCACTCCGTTTACCAGTTTTGCCGATCTTGTTTTCATCTGGGACGATATAACCTTTGAAGTATTCAGGGTCGAATTTAGCTGCCGAATCGGTCACAGTTAATCACGGAATAACTATTGATATAAAGATAATAGCTTTTAAACAGAGAAATAGTCGAGTCAAGGGGGGTTATGGTACAAAAGAAAAGTATTAGTATTAGAGTATGGCAGTAAAAAACAAGCAAAACTTAGATTTAAGATGGACGCAGGGGCAAGTATTTAGCAGTCGAAAAAGGTTTAGAGTGTTAGTAGCAGGGCGAAGATTCGGCAAAAGTTATTTAAGTTGTGTTGAATTATTAAGAGCTGCTATTGAAAGGCCAGGAGAGACATATTTCTATTGTGCTCCAACATATCGGATGGCAAAAGATATTGCATGGAAGACATTAAAGAAGCTAGTGCCACAGGTATGGGTCAAATCTAAAAACGAATCAGACCTGAAGATTGAGCTAATTAATGATTCAGTCATCGAATTGAAAGGAACAGAAAATGCGATGGCATTAAGAGGTCGAAGTCTAGCTGGAGTTGTTTTAGACGAAGCAGCATTTATGGATGCTGGTGTTTGGTTCGAGGTAATACGTCCAGCGTTAGCAGATAAACAGGGGTGGACATTATTTATTAGTACACCTGATGGAACAGCTAGTTGGTTTTATGATTTGTGGTGTTATTGCGAAGAAGATGAAACGGGAGATTGGAAAAGATGGTGTTATACAACGATCGAAGGGGGTAATGTACCAGCAGAAGAAATTGAAGCAGCTAGAGCACAATTAGACGGGAGAACATTTAGACAAGAATTTGAAGCAAGTTTTGAAAATTTAAGTGGATTAGTGGCTGTAAGTTTTGGTGATGACAATATTTCTACTGAAGCAAAAGACATTAGTATCGCTCCGTTGTTGTTAGGAGTTGACTTTAACGTAGATCCAATGTCAGGGATATGTGCAGTTAAAAAAGATGATACTTTATATGTGTTTGACGAGATCATAATGACAGGAGGGGCGACCACATGGGATTTTGCCGAAGAAGTTACAAGAAGGTATGGAATTGACAGGCGAGTAATAGCTTGCCCCGACCCAACAGGGGGAGCACGAAAGACTTCTGGTGTTGGAGCGACTGACCACAGTATTTTGCGGCGAAGTGGATTTAATGTATCTTCACCAAAAGCACCTTGGAAAATAAGGGATAAGATTACGGCTGTTAATACTGCTTTATTTGATGCAAATAGCATTAGAAGAACTTATATTCATCCAAGATGTAAGGAATTAATAAAG